ACTCGCTTACCAAACTCATTAAAAACTCCCTTAACATTTTTTACCTCATCAGATACGGTTTTAACCTCACCTGATACGGTGTCAAGAGACTTACTCAATGCAACAATTTGCTCATGAAGAGACTTAATGGTTGTTGCTAAATCGCCAAAGGCATTTGTAAGAGAATTTTTGATTTCTGTAACTGCCTCAACAGTTACTTCATCAGACTTTGCTACAACAGTTTCAGTTGCAACAACTTCTCCCTCTTCTGTTTTTTCGACAGAAGAATCTGCACCACCATCGCTAGATTTAGCAAGAGCAGGTTCTTCAACTGCTGGTGCTTCTTCAGCGACTGCAACAGTTTTTTCAACTGCTACTGGCTGTGCCTCTGGAGCGACCTGTACTTCTTCAACTGCAGCGTCAACCACTGCTTCTGTTGTTTCAGTCATAGGACTAACCTCCTTTGTAATCTTAATTGTACTAATGCCTTTAGCACTATCAACTAAGAACTTTAGTGTTTCTGTATTATTTTTGTCTCCCTTTTCAATAAAGCCAATGTTTTGCATTGCTTTTCCTGATGTAGGGCTTGTTTCGTTTTCAGACTCTGAAACCATAACAATTCCAGTTTCTGAATCCCAGAATACGTTTTCAATTTCTGCCTTTGAAAGATATCCACCAACAACATTTTTACCATCTACCTTTTCAATAGATACAATGTTTGCAAATTGGTTTGCTGGATTATCTACCAATGACAACTCAAATAAATCATATTCTTTAATTATACGAATGGTCTTACTTAGTTCTTCGTTATATGCATCATCCCAATTCTTAATGTTACCGCCAATAGAAAAACCTTTATATGTTCCATCTAAAACCTTTTCCCATGCATCTTGTGCACCCTTTGAAACATATGCTGAAACATATACTCCACTATAAAACTTTTTAACTGATGGATCAAAATATCGATCTTCTTTAAATGATACAATTTTTCCAACTGCAGATGGCTGATGCATCTCACGTAAGTTACCTCTAAAATTTTTGAATGCTTCAACGCTTGACTCTGTTGTTACAATATCACCTTGTTTATCAACATTGTCTAAAGTAGCAAAGCCAGAAACCATGCGACGCTCTATATCAACTTTGCCAATAGGCATTGATAAGCGAACGCTGTCGCCACTAGTTTCCCAGGAAGCCTTATTTATTAACATATCGTTATCCATTATACCAAACTATTTTATGATTATCTCATTTATTGAGATGATCTACCTTCACCCTGTGCATTACGACCAGAGATGGTTGTTGTAGAGTCAGAGTTGTTGTTTGTTCGTTCTGCATCTCTTTGACGATTCCCTGCCACATTGGCTCTGGTATCAGTTGCCTGTCTTGCAGACATAACAAAAGGCTCATCTCCATCGGCTCTTTGTGGAAGATCTAACTTTTCACGAGCCTCATTTGGAGTCATAACCTGTGTCTTTACATAACGCTCAATAATCTGAGATTGAGCAATTTCGTCTGTAAGAGTTAACTCATTAAACCTAAGTTCAAGAATATCTGTTTTTTCACGAACAATTTTGTTAACAACCTTTTCAAGATGTTTTTGTGCTGGACGAGATACTTGCTCTTTAAAGGTACGATCTTGAGATAATGCTGCTGCGATTCCAGAATCTGCTCCACCCAGTTTAGAGATTGGAACCTGATGTGCAATTAAAATATCATCACGATTTTGTTTACGATATTCTTTAAATGATCCTTCTTGTATACCATTCTCAATTGGCTCCATCTTAAACTCAACTTTGTTGTTCTCAGTATCTCCAGGAAGGGGAATATAGAGGGTTCTGTGTGACTGAGACTTAAGTCCAGTTTGCAAGAATCTAAACATTTTATCTTCACCATCTGAGGATAGTTTTGCACCCTTTAAGGTCACAATATATCTTGGGACTGCCTTATTTTCAAAATAATCAATGTTGTATTGTGAGGCTAGTTGATCACCAATAAGTGATGGCATAGCAGCAACAATATCTGGAATACCATAAAATGTGTTTAATGGAGAGTATTCTTTGTAGTGAATAATCTCGTTTGGACGTGCATCATTAGTCATTGGGTTTGGATTTTTAGCCCCAAAGTTTCTAAAATAAACTACGGAGTTTCCAATAATTTGAACAAAGCCATCATGTAAACGACGAACACGAACTGTGGTCGCTGGTATATGTCCAACATATCCAATTTCACCAGTTACGGTTCTACCAATTTCTAGAAAGCCATTGCCAGTTGCCTGAACATCTGTATAAAACTTTTCCATAGTTTTAGTAAATGAGTCATCATCATTAAGGTTTTCTAGCCAATCTTTTAACTCAAGTTTCATTCTTTCAATTCTATTACGAGCACGATCAACTGCTGCTTGATCTTCGTTCATTTCAAACCTTAGCATGGTTCTATCTGCAATATCAAAACGGTAGCCAAGACCAACAACGTTTTCTACTTTAGCATCAATAGCAGCATGATTAGCAAATGATGTATCGTAGAAGTTTGCTAACTCATACATGTTATATGGAGGAGTAATTACATCAAATAGTCCGTAACCATTTCTATATACCGTTCCAGGATTAATAGCCTTTGATCCTGCGTCTGTACCAGATGGTGTTGCATTAGCAGAATCTAAATATTCATTTGTTGCATATGTCATTGCTTTTGTAACATTCCTTGCAGTTTTTCTGCGGAAGTTTTGATTTAATCCAGTGAAATCTTTTAATGCATCCCAAGATTTATTAAAAGGATCTTGCTCAGAAAATGGATTGTTATCCTTTTCTTGTGTATTTAATCCAACCCTTACGTAATCTTCACTCATCGCTACCATACTTATCATAGGTTTGTCGTGCTGCTACCCAAGCACCATGATCATTCATGGAAGGAATTAAGCCATTCTTCATTCTATCTAGTTGTTCAGAATGCTCTTCCTCGCTAATTCTAGTTAATCCAGGAACAAACACTGCCTTGCCTTCGCCATCATCACCGTAGTGCATAGCAACTTTTCGTAGTTCTGCAATCTTTGTAATATCTCCACGTTCTGATGGTATGTTTAATATACTACCAGTACCGTCAGTAAACCATGCTCCGCTTGACTTTTTGTACACGTAAAGACCCCAATTGTAGTCTTTTTCTATTACTTTGCGTCGGACATTGCCAACTTTTTTAAGAATCTCGTTATCCATAACCATCAGTATAGCATATTATAGGGCTGAAGCGGTATTTATTGACCAAGTCACATCCTGATATATTTTTATTTTATCTGAATCTACAGTCAAGCCATTATCATCATCAAATATTATTTTATTAGTTCCTAAATACGTTTTATAAACATCTGATGGGTTTACGCCATATAAGTCTGATGATCCTATAATTAATGCTCGATTCCAAGTAAAGTTATTATTATAGTATGCCCAGTCAAAGTTTGTTACCCCGTCAGTTTTTACTCTAATCCAAGGTCTAGTAATTGTTTTTTGTATTTGTTGTAAATTATTTGCTTGATAGTAGGCTACGTTATTAAATAATACTGGACCATTAATATTAATAGATCCAAGGAATTCGTCAAAGTCTAAGGCTGACTCAAATGATACTCCAAGGACGCCCCACTCTTTAGAGGTAAGGATTGGCTCTCTAACTACAAGACCATTCCAATAATAAATAACATTATCAAGAGTGCTATTGTCTGATAGGTTTTTTGCAAAAACTCTTGCTCTAAGGCCAGTGTCGCTATCTGCTGTTAAATAAAACTTTATAGTATCTCCTTTATAAACAATTTCAAATAACTCAGTTGGAACTGCTGGAAACTCATCTTCTGAATATCTTAGCCATAATTGAACAGCACTAACTAAATAATCTGAAGCCAAAGCCTGATTTACTGGAAAAGAAATACCACGACTTTCTAATGATAAGATGTCTCCACGAACCTGTATTCCTGAGTCTTTAGTTAAATATAAATATGGGGTGCTTCCTTTATAAATTGTATATGGATTTTTAGACTTATAATCAAAATAAATGCCAGACCGTTTATATGGAAATAGATCTACACCAAATCTTGTTCCAATTGGATTAAAAGAATTATCGTTAAAAGCCTGAGATGCAAACTCTAAATTACGTAATAATACTGGTCTATTAAGAATTCCACGAACATTAAACTCTAGATGATAAACTATTGCCAAATCATTAAAATCAATTGTTTTTGTTGGATATATTAAAGCATTATTAATAACTTCAAACTTTGTTGTTTCCCAATCTGAATATTCATTTATATCAATAATTGAATCACGAAGGACTGGTTGAGTAGTAGTAAAATTACTATCAATAAGGTTTGCTCCATCTTCAATGTATTGAAATGTTACATAACTTTTTATAACAGAATTACTAGTATCATACCTATATGTTTTTATAGCCTGTTGTTCAGCATCTTCATAGTTGTTCCATCCAGTAAGTAACTGGTTATCAAAATCATAATATGTTCTTTGAACTGGTTGAAAATATGCTTGGTAAACATCTTGATAATTCCAAGGTGAAGTAACCTCATCTTCTATTAGGGTTGTTGGTGAGGGAGAACCTACATTAAACTGTAAAAAATCTAAATCATAGAATTGATCGCCAACATCATTTGTAACGTATTGTCCAAAGTAGGATAATGGTAAATAGTCTTGCCAAGATCCAGAAACGCCTATATCTAAGAAATAAGTGCCATATGACTCTAATGGCAATAAAGTATAACTTGCTAAGTGTTCAAATAAACTAAGTGCATTTTCTTCTTCTGTTACTCCCTCTATAGATAAATCATCAAATGTTGCTATTCCATCAACATTAAAATAGTCAGATATTAATAAAGTATTTTTTGTTGTGCAAAATCCTATGGAGTATATTCTTCCTAAAAATGTCCCGCCTAAAGATCCATCTCCTCCAACATAAATTTTTAACGAGTTTCTATTTCCAAAAAATGCAGCAATATTTCCTCCATATGTATCCACTAAAGAGTCGATCTTAATACCAACAGAAAATAGTTGATGACTTTCAATTGCTTCAGAAGTATATATTTCTTCTTCTGTATTATTATAGTTTAAAACATAAGAAATAGTGTCGTCAATTTGTTTAATTAAAAAATAGTTGCTATTTAAATTGTTGTATATTTTAAAAAGTACTTGTTCGGAATCTAGGTTGTGATTGCTAAAAACACCATAAAATGCGTCTACCTGACTATTTAAAAGATTAAAACTATTAAAGTTAAAGTAACATGTTTTAGCATTCCAGGAGTTATTTGGTCTAAATGTAACAAATTTGTAATCATTTTCTGGACCAGATTCTAAACTTTGTATTGTTTGATTATCGGTATACAGGTTTTTAATAGTTTTATCATCTAAATAAATTGTTGGAAGTTGATATTCTGGAGTTCTTAAAACTTTGGTTGTTGTAGATAAATTATCAAATGATCCCTGTTGCCATTCAGCAAAATCTGGATAGGTATAGTTTGCTGTGTAGTCTGCAAACGGGTAGTCAATAAAAGCAGAAATACCGCCATATGCAGAGTTAATTCCTTCTGGAGAAATAACTCCCTGACCATAAACCCATCTTCGCTTAGCAACTGTTAATGGAACCTGATAAGAATAAATGGCTACACAATCAATATCTATTGGAGTTATATCTGAATATGAGTAGAAACCAAGCCAGTCTTGACCTTTATTGTACTCGTCATACTCTTCTGGAAGTTCTAAATTATCTGTTTCTATAATTAAAGATGCTACCTCTTCACCATTTAATATTAATGTTGCGGCATTTCTAATTAACCTAATCTGAATAAGCATTGGTCTAAACCATTCTCCAACAAAATGAGATGAAAAGGTTTTACCAATTACTAAAGTTAAGAATCCATTATCTACATATAGCCCGTCATCGGATGCTATAGGACCAAAGATCTTTCTTGAAACACTTGAGTCTGAATTTATTCTTGTCCAAAACTCTACAGTATATTCTCTATGTTGACCAACTTTATTTAAAAATCCCTTTCCTGGAATAATTAATGATGGCTCACCACTAGGATTTGGTTTAAGCGTTGTTACACTTGATGCTCCATACACCAATGGAATGCTTGTATTTTTTGCAAAAAGTTTATTATCTGAAACAATGTAATATGCTAAATCACCAGATATTCCATATGCTGGAGATGCCACAACCTGTTCTGATTCTAGAGCAATATTTGCTGGCATGGTAATTGGAGTAAGACCAAGTGATGAATGATTAAACTCTTCAGACCATTGACCAACGGTAATACCGTTAACGTAATATAAATAATCAGATGGTATAGATCCGCCAGTATAAGATGTTATTTTTACTACCGCTCTAAGGTTTGTGTTTTCACTTTCAATTTCGGATGTCTGAGAAACAAATATCCAAGAGTCCGTATTGCCTGTTTCAATCTCATAAGTTTTTAATTTTTGAACTATAGATGAAGTTGTTGTATCTGTATATTCAAATCCAATAGCAACAGACTTTACATATTCACTATCAATATAAACATGACCACCAACACAAAAGGTGCCAAGGCTTGCATTTAAATCTTCAAAGTTTACTAAGTCTGGACTAATACAAACAATGTCTGAGGTTCCAGATAGTGGTACATCTCCCTCTAATTTATTTACTTCTATATCTGGAAATGGTGCATCTACATCTAATGTTTCTAAAGATGCAGATCCGCCAGTTGCCGTCCAAGATTCATTAATATCCTGATAATCTGAATCTATTAAGTTTATATAGTCAACTGCTTCATCTAATGCCCATAATGCTAGGGGGTGCTCTGAAAACACCTTTTCTGCATATAAATTAGACGGGTTGGTCATATTTCTCCTATCCTCTTATTATAGCA